CAAGAATCCTTGCACTGCCGCAGAAGATGGCACCGGCCATTGTGGCGCTGGAAGGTGAGGAACAACAGGTGCAAGACCTGCTGCAAGCCGAGCTGGAAGAAGCGTTGGAAACTCTGAGCAAGCCAGAAGAAGCACTGGCTGCACTGGGGGATGAAGACAATGAAGAAACGGAAGCCGAAGCCACGGGATAGAAACCCGTGCAAAGGGTGCCGATGGGGGTATGTACTGAACGAAAAGCAGGTATATTGCCCTCTACCGAGGTGCATAGACCGTGAGAAAGAAGAAGCGAAAAATTGTAGAGGTAGCCCCGGAGGTAAAGGAAATGTTCAGCCGGGTGCTGCTGAAGCTGAAACCG